CGCCTCACCGGAGATCCCGCTCAGTGTTAACGTAATACGTCTCGCTGACGCCATCGACAAAGAAGGGGTGGTCCAGGACACCAACAACATCGTAGTGCGATATGTAAGTTCGTTCTTCAATGTGAAGACACGTATACCACTCGTTTACGAACGCGGCATGACGTTCGAACTAAATTTCTCATGTCAAAATTATCTTACTAGCAGCGGTCACGATTTCGCTACACAACTGTTGGCCGGTGCTTTGAACACTCTCGTGAATGGTGTTCCCGGAGACTCTGGGGTTCAGGTGGCTGAGTCTTTCACCCTTCAGAGCGAGCAATTCACAGGAATCACTGAAAATAGTCAATACACTTACACTCAAATATGGCAGATAACGATATCTGAAACTGTTCCTTACGTTGCGCTGGACCCTTGCGTTCAGAGGGGGGATTGCTCCCAGATCTTCCCTGGAAGGTATACTCGGACCAACCTTCCTTTGGCAGGTGTTATCGATGACGAGGGTCGTATCTTTGTGCCCGCTCTGCCGGACGGATCTTGCGCGGATGTCGTAGAAGCTGATGGAGGAAATGGTGGCAGCATAGAATGGGAGAACCAAGTTACCAGAAGCGGGAACATGGTTTACCACTGCGACCGAAACTTGGTATTCTTGCCCTCTGAGCTCATAGAAAGAGTGAGGCTCACATGGACCGGTCAGTATTTGGGAGACAACAGAAATAAGATCATGGTTGCCATAACAGAGATCGAGACAGACGAGACCATAGCTGAAGTACAGTATTGCGGCCTTAACGACATCGACGGATTCCCCCAATATCTGATGAGGTACCAGATAGAGTTGTGGCGCTCTAAGATAGGAAACATAACCAACGAGAATCGCGGTCGTTCGGTCCTGACGGATGCTTGGACTATGTCCACTCAGACCGGGATACTGGCTATCGTCCTCAGTAACGCTCAACCGCTGTACACAGACCCAACAAACCCCGAAGGCGCCCAAAAGATGGTCAACGGGGGAATTGTTGTGGGCGTTCTCCCACACGTGTACATTCAAATTGGACCAGACCGATACGTTATGGTTCAGCAGTCCCCAGTAGGACGAGGATGGATGAAAGAAACCTCACTCGAATACACATCCGTTAACGAACTCTGGAAACTCGGCTGCCCCACTTGCCGAGCCGACATCTGCCCTTGACGGGTAAGTTACCCCTATGAAAAGAACTCCGACTCCCTCTTGTTTCTCTTTCGTTTTCTCGGAAAACGCATCAGGAGAATGGAAGGAAACCTACGAAGCAATCTCCGAGTGTGAGAACTATGAAAGAAAATCCGAAACTTTGGGCTCAGTACTACCAAGCACTCGCCCAAGGCGACCCCTCTCGAGCTAGGCAAATCCTAGCTATGATTAACAATCGCCCTTCCACTGGTTCTCACCCGTTGCCAGGTGCCGGTGGATGTTGCAATCGGAGATTCCCACGATGAAACACGACGACATTGTAAAGACTAAAGAACACTTAGCTGGGGACGCCCTCAAGGTTGCCACTCAAGCTCTGGGTTACATCGAGGACGCCCTTCCCGACGCGGGTATCCGAGATCTGATCAACATCTTCAATTCTGCGATTAAAACTCACCGAGACCTCGTGAGTGACATCGTTGATCTGACCGCTCCTAAGGAGTCGGAGAAAGAACAGCAGCTAGCCAAGGAATATAGCAGCAAAGTCGATGATCTGTTGAAGAAGTTCTCCGGATGACACGACCCGCCATCACGCATATTTCTCAGCTTGAAGAACACTCATCCTGGCGAAAATACCAGCGAGGACTGCACGAACTTGTCGTGATGGAGGCTCCAAAATCCATCATTCAAGAGTACAAACATAAAGCAGCCCGAGAGTGTTTTCTAGCTTTCGCTGACCTGATGAAGATGGGTGACCTACAAGTGGCACCCTTCCACGAGATTATTGGTTCGGCCTTTGAAGATCTAGCGACCAAACGTAGTCGTCGCTTAATCATCTCCTGCCCTCCTCGTTCCGGTAAGTCTATGCTAGCCACGATGTTCGTGGCGTGGTTGCTTGGCAGGGACCAGAAGACCCAACACGTTATCGCTTCCTACGGCGCCCAGCTTTCTGGGAAGTTTCACCGGGAAGTGGTGGGCATGATGAAAACACCCATCTTCAAGAAGGTCTTCCCCGAGTTTCTCGGTTTCAGCCCCGATTCCAAGTTTGATATGCTTGGTGGAGGTTACATTCTTTCCACGTCCGTGGGAGGTGTGTTGACCGGTTTCACGGCTGGAACAACTGACATGGAATCCCCTGGTGTGGGAGCCATGGTTATCGACGACCCTTTGAAATCTTCCGACTCAAAGGCAGCCCTTGACGGTCTGGAATCTTGGTGGCAAGAACAGGCGTCTACTCGTCGTACGAACCATTGGTGTCAGATGGTTATCGCCACCCGTTTCCATGAACGTGATCTTCACGGTGTGTTGATGGAAAAAGATGGCATTTACGATGAAGAGGAGAACCCATTCGGTTGGCGTTGGATTAACATCGCGGGTCTCTGTGAAGACGTAGCTAATGACCCTCTAGGTCGGCAACAAGGTGAGTCACACTGGCCAGAGAACACAGCTTTCACCGTCGACATGCTTCTATCTCAAAAGCGTGCGATGGGTTCGTTCAAGTTCGCCGCTCTTTACCAGGGTGTTCCGAAGTCAGACGAAGGTCAGATTATTAAGCCAGGCTGGATCAAGCGTATAGCAAGTGAGGAATGCCCCGAGTTCGACGTTTCCTGGTTGGCAGTGGACTGCGCTTTCTCAGAGCAGACCATGGCTGACGAGACTGCCATCGCAGTTTGCTCAATCAATAAGGACGACCCACAGACAGTTTACTTGCGTGAAATTATCACAGGACGGTGGGCTTTTCCAGACATGATCGAAGCGGTTAAGCACCTTTACCGTCTGTATAAAGCTCGCGTCCTCTGCATTGAGAAAGCAGCTTCCGGCCAGTCGCTAATTCAGGTTCTCCGTCGCGAAGCTAAGATTCCCATCGAGGAGTTCAAGCCCTTAAAATCCAAGACCACACGTCTTCAGGCTGTTAGCCCTTTGTACGAACAGGGTCGCGTGAAGTTTGTGGAGGGGGAGTGGATGGACCCATTCATTAAGGAGCTCACCCAATTTCCGTATGTGGCACATGATGACCGCACAGACTCTATGGTTTGGGGTTTGCATTACTATATCTCGCACCTGGATGCTGTAGACCGAGTGTTGGCGGAGAGTATCATACAGCATCGTAAGTTTAGCGGTGTTTCCCGGAGAGATTCCGTAGATGACCCGTCATTGTTCCAAACCTTGAACAAAGGGGCTCGGCGATCTCTTGACGCTGACGGCTGGGGGTTTGAGACCGGGGACGTAGTAGAAACTACACGCGATCGGTTGATGCGAGGTTCACGATCCAGAGGCAGGGATATACGTTGGGACGGTTGACGGGTAAAACCTACTTGCCAAGCCAGAGCTTTATGCAAAATGGCGCACTCCTTTGCTATAGGAGGTGGTAGTTGGCACTCCGGTGAAGTTCAAGCACTCTCGCATCGCGAGATCCCCAAAACTTTCAGTTATCCCTATAGCATGGCCGTTAGCAGCAGAGAGAAAAGGAAGCTTCGTCGTCAGATGGAAGTAACCGAGAAGAAGATCGGGTTTGAATCACGGGGGATGGACATCCTGCCCGTGAAGTTCCAAACCTACCGCCAGGAAGAGTTTTACCGAACGATGCTCACTAACACAGTGACTATCGCCCACGGTTCTGCAGGTACTGGCAAAACGCTTGTCGCCCTATGGACCGGACTCAGTCTGGTAGCCAAAGGTGATTTCGACAAAGTGGTGTACGTCCGCTCTGATGTGGGCGTTGAATTCCAGCGAGGGCGTGGTGCCCTCCCGGGTGACATGTCTGAAAAGATTGCTCCGTTACTCGGTCCAGTTATGGATAACCTGCCTGTGTGTTGCCGTACACACGGGTCTGCTAACTACCTTCTGGAAAAGGGAATTGTAGAGCCTCTACTCCTCGAAGACATTCGCGGTCGTTCGCTCAATAACGCATTCATCGTTGTTGACGAGGTCCAGAATTTCCTCCCGATGCACGTGAAAACCTGCCTTACTCGTGTGGGCAGCGAGAGCAAGATGGTTCTGATTGGGGACACCAAACAGGCCGACCTAGATGTCTTCCGCCGCGAAAACGGATTGGTTGACGCAATCTACCGCCTTCGTCAA